CTTTAATTGCCATCTCAAATCCTTTTTAAATTAATTCATTATTCTCTGATGTGTATCTATTCAGGTACAACATCAAACACCAGTTTAACTAAATGTCCTCGTTCTTGCTTTTCAATTGAGAAACTACCCGTAATAACACGAACATCAAATCTTAAGTCTGAGATAATAGTTTTCAACTTATCTATGTTTAGCGATTTATCATCTAAAAATAGTTCATAAATTTTAATCTCTTTGAACTTAGTTTCACTAAATGTAGATAATACTTCGTCAACTACATATTCCGTAGATACTTCTCTAAACTCTCTATTGCTTAGCACATCATTGTTAGTATGCTTAAATCCATAGCCCTTCAAGTAAAGTATCATTTTTTAAGCCTTACTTGATGTGTAATTTTCTCTTCCTCGTCTTCTTCGATAGTACCATCTTCATCAACATCATAATCAGCTTTAAGAGTTAATACTTCGTTGCTATAACTTGATTTGAAATCTTCATAGTTAATATGAAACATATCATCACTATTTGCATTTTGTCTTTTAGATAANCAAATAATCTCTAAAGTCTTTAACAAATGAAGCTCTTTAATCTGTGAAGTCGTGAGAAACAATGCTAAGTCTTTGTTTGTATTTCTGAATTGATTTGAGATTATCTCTTCAGCTCGTGTTATGAAACTGTCATAAGGCTTATAAACNAAAGCAAACACNGTAGAACTATCAATAGCACTTGATTGAGTAGCAAAAGTAATAGTTCCTGTTGCATCATTAAAAGCAGTTATTACTATGTCTGTATTTTCTAATGATCCATTTAAAATACATAGAGTAGCTCCAACAACTTCCTCTTCTGTTAAAGATACCAAAGTATTTGCTACTAAAGTAGTTGTACTTCCTGAGTCTGCTTTCTCGTGCATATCTGCAAGTATAGGTAAAGCTGAAACAATATCACTATTTTTTAAAACTAACATCTAAAGCTCCTTAAATGCTCTTAAGTCTTTCATTGCTTCAAACATTCTTGGATTGCATTCAATCTTATCGCCAATATTAAACTCATATTTAACACCATCAACAATATGACTACCCTTAAGTATTGCAACCAAAGTTAGTGGAGCTTTAGCTTTCGCTTTAGCTCCAGTTTTGCTATTAAGCACCTGTGATAACTCTTACAGCATTCTCATCGATAATACCGTATTTAATAACACCATACCAACCGATGTTAACAGTTCTACCAAGATTATCAGTACCATCTGTAATTCTCAATTCAGGATTAAGTGCAACTGCTTTACCAAGTGCATTTTTACCAAAGCAAGCAATAGTTCCAGATGTTACATTTGCATCTTCTACTATTGTAAATCCTTCTAAAGCACCAACAACACCATTAAGAGCATCTCCAGCTGATGTATTTTGTACAATAGCTTGGTAAGCATCTTTGATATCTGAAACTTGTGCAGGATTAACAAAAGCTACATATCTACCATCAGCGAATTTAGCAATTCCAGCTTGTGCCAATGCTTGATAAGCACTTCTTAAATCGCCTTTAGCAAGTGTTCCAGGTGTTGTAGCTGTGATTGTATTAGTTCCAGCTTCAACAGCATTTAAACCAAGTTTATCTGTTGTTTCTCCTAAGTTGATACCAACTAATTCAGCACTTGCAAGGTCTGCTTTTCCAGCTGTAGCTATGTTTGCTAAACTTGTTGAAGTGATAACAGCTCCATATTCACTTAATGTCAAAGTTTTCTTAGTATCAGTCATTGAAGATGAAGATGCTTCACTTCCATCTGTTAGCTCAGTTGTAGCTGGAGAAAGTCTTGAGAATACAGTAAATGCTATTGAGTTAGCCATATCATCTTGTCTAATTGTTGCATAAGCATCAATCTTATTGTATGTGTTACCTGAAATGATAACCGCTTGATTCATTAAATCAACTACACTATCACTTAAAAGTGCTTTTGTATTAACTGCCATTTTGAACTCCTTATTTTATTTTAGTTCTCGTTGTAAAGCATAAATCTCAGCCATAGTTCTTGCCCCTTTTACTTTTGATGTAAAGTCTGGTGCTTGTTGATTGTTACTTGAACTATCAACCCTTGCTGTTTGTTTTATGCCACCTCTAAAAAATGAAGGCTCTCTCTCTTTAAATTCATTCATAAATGTTTCAAGATTAAAGTTTTCACTTTTCATTGCCTCTTGTAGTTCAGGTCTAACATATTGTGATTTTGCCACATCATATTGACTTGATATCTTTTCAAATGCTAAATCTTCAGCTTGTTGCAACATCTTATTATTTAACTCTTCGATTGTTTTATTAGATTGTTCTAATTTCTCAGATAACTCTTTATTCCCATTAATTGCACCTCTTCTAAAGGCATCATTAATAAGATTATCTAACTTGTTTTGGTCAAGTCCTACCGTTTCAGTTTTTAGCTCTTCAGCCATAGTGAGTACTCCTTTTTTTGAAAGTACTTAATTATAGCACATCTAATTTGCTACAGTGCCTTCTCATAAGTTCTCTCAAATATACTTAGTTATCTTGGTTCTCTGATAGTCTGATAATCCAAAGAAAGGTCGTTTCATTTGTACTTGGTTCTTATATGCTTTTTCATTCTCAGTTGATGTTCCAAAGTACATTCTAACTCCATTCTCTATCTTCTTGTAAGTTATATCGTGGAGCATATTATTTGTTACTGTTAAGTTAACATCACTTGATCCAAAGTGTTCAGCTTTATATTCTGCATACTCTTTACTGTACTTCTTGAATTTATTCCTTTGATATTATTCCCGCTTTGAGTTCTATGCTGTATCTCTATGATTGTTTCATTTGCTATGTTTGCCATATTTGTAGCACTACTAAGATTATCAATAGCTTTCTTGTATTTATCAAGATTAATATTTTTCGTAATTTTCATCTTCCGCCCACTCTTTAGATACTAAGTAAAATCTATGTCTGCAATTAAACTCTCTGTCCTCATCTCTTTCTAATCTATTCTTTTGTTGTGTTGTGTAGTATTTTCTTTGTTTTAGTAGGTTGTGGCAAAATTGCCTTGTCTTCCCATCATCAACTCCAACATAAACCCAAACTCCATCTTCATCAGCACTTCTAATATTTATCACTTCTTGTTGATAGTTAGTTATCGCTGTCCTTGCATATGTTGTGCTGTATTTAGCTAACCCTGTATTCTCAATATCAGCTCTTATATTTGAAGCTATTTGTTCCAAACTTGCATTTGCTAATGTATAGTTGTATAGTTGTTTTTTAACAGTTAATCCAACATCATTTCCAAGCTTTACAAAGAAATCTTTGTGCATACTTTTTAAGGTGTTTATCTTTATCAAGTCTGCTTCAGTGAATGCTGTTGTTAATCCTACCGAGTCAAAAGCTACCAAAACATCATCATACACATCATCAAAAGAGATATCAACATATTCAGCACTAACTTATAATATCCCGCCTGTTCAAGTATTTGACTCCAAATCAAATCATATCTAAGGATATCGCTCTCACTTAGTCCTTTGAGATAATATGAAGCTAAAGAGTTTATCTTCTCAAATACATCAGCGAACTCATAATCAAAGTTTCTTGATAAATCTGTAACAGTTTCATTTTGTCTTTGATAGATACTGTCTAAGCTCATATTATAAACCTAACTTCGCTCTTGTTTCGTTTTGGTTAATCATTCCAAAAGAGTTTATTCTTTGAAGCATCTCATTTCTTGCACTCAAGTTGTTTTTAACTTTGATTATAGCTTCTGCTTCTGTTAGGTCAGGATTTTCATTCATTAGAATTTCAGCTGAAGATATTAATCCTAAGTCTATAAGCTCTTTGTTGTTTTGAGTTGATGTTGTTTTGTCTGTTGGATAAAATGGTTCTTTGAAGTCAATGTTAAATGTATCATCTATCTTCTTACTGTAGTACTCACTAACCAATCTAATCATATTAAACAATTCTCTCTCATATCCTTTGAACTCTGTTTGTTGCTCTAAAGTATTTCTATCTAATCTAATGTTTTCCATTTGTAAAGCGAACCCTGAAGATACCTGTGAGGTCATTCTAAATTGATTTGGGCTTATTCCATAGTTAATAGCCAATTCATTCCCAAGCTCTGTTATAACTCTATGCAATTGTTCATAGTTAGACTGCATATCAAGTACCGATATCTCTGTATTGTCGCCATTTAATGTGAGAATTGAAAGTGGATCTAATATCTGTCCATTTAGTCCATCAATTCTATCGCCCTTCCCAACCAACTGTTTAAAAGATTGAGATTTGATTATATGATTTAGAAAGGTTCTATGCACTGATAAATCAAGTGTTCCATTAGTTAAATCATCTCCAGAGTAACAATCAAAGAAACTCTCATCTCTGAACCCGTTGTGCATAAAGATAAACGGTAACTTTTTGAAAGGATTTATCATCTCAGGATTATCATCAACTGCTACAACCTTGCTAATGTTTCCTTCTTTTTCGATGTAATAATGTTCTGTATCGCTCCAATAAGCCCATCTTTCCGTTTTATTATCTAATCTCTTAACAAAGTATGAAACAGCCTTAACCTCTCCATCTTCGTATGTTATCTCTGTTTTATGTGGTACTCTCAGCATCAATCTCGGAATAGCTTTTGCATCGTCCCAACCTACTTGAAGTACTATATCATTTAAAGCATTTAGGTATCTATTTGCTTGTGTCATTACTTTATCAACTTTTAGCTCTTCATATAATGCTTTGTTGTTATCGCTTAGTCCTCTT